AGCAACTGGAGAACAGCACTGGGAGAAGCACTATCAAAGATCTCGCTGTCATCAGATACACCAGAGAAAACTATCAACGATATAGTCAAAGAGAATATAGAAGGGGAGGGGGAGAGTGAGTAGAGTCTTACGCTTCGATAGTAATGGAGAACCATTCTTGGGAGATCCAGATGACAAGATAATTGCATTCCACCCACGAGTATCCCCGCTCATTAACCTGTATGAAATAGTAGATGAGAAGGGAGTGGCGATCTGGGGTGGCAACAGTGCCAACGAAGCTATTGAATATCTAAGGCGTAGCCCTATCAACTGCAGGGTTCTAGTCTCAGGCTGGGAAAGTGATGAGGAGGACGCTCACCTAGTAGGCCAGTCACTAGATATTACTAAGGTTATTTATGCAGCATTGGCAGTAGGTTTATGAGTGATGCCAAGAGAATGGCGAGTGCTGCAAAGGCAGCTGTCTATTACCGTAACTACCGAAGAGCTAGGGATAGGGCTTTAATTAAGCTCTCTCACCTGCACCCAGAAGACTACAAAGAATTACTGGAGAAGGAGAAGGTGAGTGATGAGCAAGAAGGTAAAACGTGGATTGACATTAACGGTAATACTATTGAGCCTGTTATTCCTACACGTACAAAAACTAGGGGAGCTACCCTTACCGAAACCGATACAAACGAAGGCAACAATGGAGGAGAAGAGTGAGAACAGAAGAACAGCTTACAAGTTTAGTAGAGCTCTCGGATATACGAAAGCAGAAGCAACGTGCCTTATCACCCTATGGACCCGTGAGAGCAGGCTTGACCACCTCGCAGACAACCCTAGATCAACAGCTTACGGAATTGCTCAGCTCCTTGGAGAACGTAGTAGAGAGCCTGAACTACAGATCCTTCACGGCCTACGATACATTGAACACCGCTATTCAGGGAGTGCGTGTCGCGCTCTCAGACATAGCGACAGAAGAGGCTGGTACTGATACAATCTGAAACGCTCACCTCTTCCGAGCAACAAGAACCCTACTGCACCCTTCCGCGGTAGGGTTCTTTACTTCATAATGACAAGTGCAGAAGGGAATGGTGCTGAGTTAGGTTGATTGCCAAACTTTAATCGGCCACGAATAAATCTAATCTCATATGCATCTATGCAGTAGTCGTGCCACCAAGCTGTATCAGTACGAGCTGGTACTAGACAAACCACCGTACCCCCCCCGTTAGCAACGGCGTTTGCTTTACGCATCCAATCTTTGATGACCCTGCCATAAGGTGGGTTCAACCATATAGAACCAGTGCTATCTTCAACCCAATCCCTAACCAATGCATCACGCCTTGACTGGTCTGGATGATCAGGACCGTACCAGTTATCAGGTACTAGAGTAGAAGAGGACAGCGCAGCTGCATCTAAGGTGAAGTTAAACTCAGCATTGACTTTATCGAAGTAGTCACGTGGTGTAGTCCACGTACCATCAAGTGAGGTACGCATACCAGAAGTAAAACCCTTAGTCATCAGCCACCAGTACTATAAAAGCCTTTACCCTTGAAGGTAATGGCAGGTGTATCCCACTTACGCACCATAGTTATGTGGCACACAAAGCAAGAAGGATCACGTGGGTCTTCGTGGATACTGCGCTCAATAGTTATCTCCCCATTGCAATCAGGGCAACGATAGTCATACTGCATTAGAGCCGCACCGCCTCTTCTATAGGTAGATAACCTACTAACTTACTGATCTTGTTAGAACGTGCAAACTCTGTGGTAGCTGGCATCCAATGGGTTACCCATTCAGGTTCAGGTACATCCATTAGGTCAAAAGAAAAGACACCTAACGGTGTCGAATTGATATAGAAGGGAATGAGATCCCGTTCAGCAGCCTGCGTTATGAGCTTGCGATACTTCATCTCTTCAATTAACAGTGTGGGGTAATGAGTATAGCGACACTTGAGTTCTATGTAGTGACCAGCCATATCACTAATGCAATCAAAGGAGTCATAGATACCCTCAGACTTGGTAAGGTCTGGGTACAGACTCTCCCTTAGATACTCAAATAAATCAATCTCTTTCATTGCCAAGGGTTGTCACCACCCAAACCATTCTGCACCTTGCGTAATGCGCTGGTGCATCTACGATCTGCGGTAGATACTGCACACTCTAAGAGGTGTGCTACCTGTTGCAAGGTTTGTCCTTCGTGGTAGCGCAAGCGAAGTACGGTCTGGTCCTCTACTTCAAGCTTTAGGTATGAACGCTTGACATCAATCAGGGTAGCAAGCAGGTTGCCACCTTCTGCTGGGACGCTAGGCTTCTTAGGTGAACCATCATTGATAAGGTTCTGAGCCTGCTCTAGTACAGTATCATCCACAATGGATGCGATAACGTGAGGCAGAACCTGTGCGATCATAGCTGTATCGTAGAAGGCTTCATCACCTGTTCGATAGCCAGACTTAGCCGCCTTCTCTTTGCGAGCATAACGTTCTGCTGCACGTTTCATTTGCCAAGCAATACGCTTCTCATTGATAACACGTTGGACTGGGTTAGGTTCACTAAGAGCATCATTGAATTGTGTACCACGAGTAAGCGCCCAAGCAAGGCATTCTTGTAATACATCATCTCGTTCTACGTAGCCACGAAAGCGACGGGCTATTGCACTAGCAACGCTAGGTGCTATATCGTAGATAGACTTATGCAGTTCAATCACAATTAGGTTCTTCTACCTCTGGCCATACGCCATCTAGTACCATCATTGCAATGGCAGAATAGTTCAATAAATCTACGAAGCTATCACGCAATGACTCATTGCTTGGTTTAACGCCAGAGTCAAGTAGGTTGTTGATGCGTGCTATCTTGTCCCACATACGTACACGCAAACCATTAAGTGGTCCACCTGGTGAGTGAGCAATGTTCTTTGGGCCGTAGTCGTGATGCTTACGCACCAGTAGATTACCTGCTTGATCCATAATGCGCCAGACATCAGCGACGAAAGCTGCATTTACCGCACTGGGATTGGACGGATTAACAATGTCTCGGTTTCCATACTGATCTCTAGGATTTGGAAGCCCATATGCTGCAAAGTCTGTATCATCGTGTCCCACTCTTGCCTTGTCATTGTCATACATTTGACTCCCCTATCAGTAACTTCCTCGTAGCATCAATCCCATTAGCTAAGTAGTAATCATTGATGTCCATACCTGGTGGTAGTGTAACAATTTGTGAGTTCATTACCTCATTCGCCACGCGCTTAGCAAACTCAGCACCAGGATTAGAACCATCCTCTTTAATATCATTATCACCAACAACAAAGATAGTTTCGTACCCCGCAAAGAGCTTAGGAAAGTGTGGCTTCCAAGCTGCAACGCCTGGTACTCCCACTGCTGGTATCCCAAGCTCTCCGCTAGTGACTATCGCATCTAGTTCACCTTCACATACAACGATGTGTGGTGAGTCAAGAGTGATGTCACAAACATTATATAGATGTGCCTTCTGCCCAGTAGGAGATCCATACTTAGGCTTGGCATCATCTAATCGTCTAAACTTAAACCCAACACAACCACCAGAGGCAGTAAGGTAGGGGATAGATAGCCACCCTTCATACATCTCGTGACCGTTGATTGGATTAGTAATAGTTCCTAGTTGGAACAGTCCTGCTGTCTCTTCAGAGATCCCACGTGCGTTTAGTACGGCCAGTGCTTCGGGACTTATTGCCTGAGCGTATTGTTGCGCCGCTTCCAGTAGCAATTTCGACTGCACGTTTGAGGCCATCATTAAACTCCAAGTTCTCTAGTATGCACACTAAGTTAGCTGCATTGCCACCTTTACCGCAGGTGTGACAGAAGTACAGGTTGTCGTAGGTATTCATAACAGCAGACCTGCGACTGTCGCTATGTAGGCAGCATCTCACTGATGCGCTCTTACCTTCTCTTACTTCACCGCCAAAGTGCTGGACAATGGGAGCTATGGGGATTGTGTTTGCATCAACGGCACCTTTGTACCGTCCCGCTTTACGTACCCTGGACCAGTCTTGTGCTGGCATACACACCCCTTGTCATCACACTTATCGTGCCACTGAGCTGAACGCTTGTAGTGAGTAAGAGTGTTCTCTTCTCCTGCCTTATGACAGTTCTGGCAAATCATTTCGGTCTGTGTTCCTTAATAACATCTACCGATACGCCTTGTAATGCTCTTTGAGCATCAATTAAACCCCAGTTATAGGCATTATGTTCTGGGTGTGGGTTATCTGGATCTTCTGGATCAATTAAAAGGTCTGCGATAATGTGTGCAAACTCATTAGGCTTCATCTTTTGTTTCCTCCTCTGTTGTTTCCTCAACTACTTCTTCTGCTTCTGGTACAAGTATCTCTGATGATGTGATAATTCCTTCTGGTACTGGCATTGTTGTTACTACCTTTCCCCATCTCTGGGATTGACTCATCGGCTTACCGCGTTGTGCGGTACGTCGTCTATGACGAAGAGGCTTAATGGCAACAGCCATTACTGCTTCTCCTTTAACCATTGTGCTAGGTCTTGGATTACCCAAGCCTGATCTATTGAAGCGTTGCGACGCTTAACTATTACATATGACAGTGGTACTTCCCCGATACCGCGAGCCTTAGCATAGTTAAGCGCCTCAACTTGTGCTTCTCTCCAGAACTCAGGCAAGGATAGTGTTGCCCTGTTCTTGAGTTCAAGGATATAGGTTTCTCCCGCGATAACAGTAACGATGTCGCCCTCATCCTTTGCCCCAGCTTTAGTCAGACGCTCTGCAATGACACCGCACTTGCGGAGCCACTTCATTACATCTGTCTCAAACTGAGAACCTTTAGTCTTGTTGTACTGACTCATCTACCAATACAACCTTGTTGATCTTGTAGATGACATTGCCTTCTTCATCTTTAACTAATTCGACAACACCAGATTGCAGTAACGCACCAACGAAGTTGGTTAGATCTACCTTGATGGCATCAAGTTCTGAACGTAGTGCATTACTAGCATCACGCACTGCATCAATCCTTAGATTGTCTCTGTATTTATTTGATAACTGTTCAGACATTATACCCTCCTTGGTATCCTGCAATCGTATCTTTCCTTAGCATCCAACCAAATTCATTTTGGTCTCCGATCTGTACTGCTGCGTAGTTTACCAGTAGCTGTGCATATTTACTGCCGTCAGCACTGTGTGGACCAAAACGATTCTTCACTGGTGCTACCTTGAGTATTGCTTGTGTTGGGTCGTAGCCTAAAGTCAAGATCAGACTAGGCAATTGACTCACTTTCCCGTGAATTGCTCTGCGATGAGGTGGGTTACTAGGTGACCCATACTCTGACTGTTCTGATACGTGGTGGAGTACTAATACACAGGCTTCGGTCTTGCGTGCCATATCGTGTAGCTCCATCATAATTGCTCTAAGTCCTGCCCATTCGTTGTCCGTCTCAGCGGTGATGTTCATTAAGTTATCAATGACTATCAACTCAGGTGGCTGTCCATAGAGTTCAACGTAGGCCCTGATCTCTAACTCCAAGTCGTCAATGTTTGGAGATGAATCAAAGACCCACTTGATGTGTGAAACTTTACCTAACTGTGCATTGTAATACTTGCTATCGTTAGAAAGGTTTGCCTCTACTGTCACTTGTGAGTGACCAGATAGATGCGATACAGACCTCATCATTACAGTAGTGGTATCAGTATCTGCGGAGAAGAAAAGTGTAGGAACTTTGGCTTTGATTGCATAGACCAGAGCGAACATAGACTTACCAGCATTAGGTGCAGCAGCTACCATACATACTTGGCCTCTGCGAAACTTAATACCTTCTGCCTTTAACCCATCCCATACATCAGGTAGTGGTGTTGCTTTGGTAAGCACTCCACTCCAAGCGCGGGAAAGATTAAGCAATGTCCTTCTCCTGTTTCAATGTAAGCCCTCGTTGACTTCTGATCTGTTGGCGTTGTTTAATAGTTAGACCACCCCAGATGCCGAAGTATTCTTTGGTTATTCCCCACTCAGCACATTCTCTGCGATGGGGACATCTATTACATATACCTACTGCAAATTTAGCATCATCAACTGATACTTCTTTATTGCCAGTAGATACATCTGGAAACCAAAAGTCCCCACCTATAGTTGCACAACTAGGAGCTTCGTAGTGACTTGGCTCCCGCATTGGTTATCGAACCCAGATTGTCTCGCACTTATCCGGCGCACCCTTGGGTGCTGCACACATATAACCTGACCACGGACCCTTTTGTCCTACACCTGAACGCAGTGACATCTGACCGTGCTTACAAGAGTTACCGCCACCTGCTGGTGCAGGTGCAGCTTGTACTGGTGTTGCGTTAAACTGCTGCGCTACTGCTGCAACTGTTGGTGCTCCACCTGCTAGTTCCGCTCCAGTTGCACGGATGTTCATTGCGTTCATTGCAAGATCTGCAAGACCTGATTCTAATTCTTGAACTGTTGCTGCGTACAAGTTGATGAGTGTTCCATCGTGTAACTTGTAGTTGATCTGATACTT